CGTGCACCTACATAGTGTTCGGATAATTCCATTGTATAATGAACTACCGAAAGGCCTTGTCTTACTGCGGATGCACCAAGTGCCGTTAGAATCCAAGTTTTACCAACACCGGATGGAGCAACTACTACTCCTAATTCTCCAGGACCCAATCCACCATCCATCAAATCATTTATAGGTTTCCAATCAGTTAGAACGGTATCTCGTTTCTCATCAGTTGAGCGTTCTGCAAAATCCATTAGATAATCATGTCCTAAATCATTTTCAATACCAACTTTCATCGCCTTATCAACCAATTCTTTGATTCTATCATAAGAACCAGCCTTGAGTAAATCAACTGATTGTAGGATTACATTTTTAAGATTTTGGTTTTTACAAAAATCAGTAAACTCATTTTTGATATAATCCATATCAACATTACCAACTTGAGTATAAATGTGTTTTAATTGGTCAACAACCGTTTTCTTTAAAACATCATTATCCATTTTGGATAGCTGAGATTTGAATACATCAAGGGTTGGATTTTTCCTATACTCTTTATGATAATCAAGTATTTCTGCAACAATCCATTTATTTGCCTCACTTTCAAAAAACTTGGTAGTTGTAATCTCTGCGATTGTATCTAAAAATTTACTATCGGTTAATAGGGCTGAAAGGACTTTTGATTGAAACGATTGACCATATTTTGATAAAGTATCTACTTCCTGCATTATTTTATTAAAGATATTGGTTTATAAATAATGGTGTCATTTCTCCCACGTAAGCATAAAAACAATTATATTCTAAAAATTCAAAGGCCTCGGTATAATCCATTTCATCACCATCTACGAGTTCAAATACCATTAGTTCTTTTCCATAAACTAATCTACCTTCGTCTGTGATTCCAATAATTGCATTATCGTAAAAATCAGGATTACCATCAGGTCCATCTGGTTTTAGTGCATTTGCATATTCTGCAGCATCTAATATATCTGTTAAATTTAATTCCATATTTGTTTAATCGGTTATGAAGTTTCCAAATGTACTTTTTGTCCAATCATTAATATCACCGAAATTATTAACTACTTTATATTTTAGAAGTATTTTTAGAAAATCAATTTTGTTTAAAGGTCTGATTTGTTGATTAAATCTTTCCAAAACTTGCATTTTAATTACTCCACTTATATCAACATCTTTTAGTTGCATAAGTTTTTGGTTCATAAGTATCTGTTGTTTTGCTTCAAGAATATCATTATATAATTTAATCTTACCTTTTGTTTCTACCTTTTTAGTTTCACATAAGTTAAACAAATCTTCTACGGATACTTCCGTTTGTTCGGTTATTTCGGGAATTCGTTTGATTAATGTTTTAATACCACATCCATACACACCTGGTATATTATCGGATGAATCTCCATCTAAAATTCTATATAAAAGAATGTTTTGGGATTCAATACCATATTCTTCTTTTACTGCTTTTTTATTATAAATTTTCTTTTTGGTTGGTGACCAAACGATGGTCTTATCATCAACTAATTGTAGGAAATCCTTATCAGTTGACATGACCACCGCTTGTTCATCCTCTTTTAACAATTGAGTTGTAATATAAGCCATAACATCATCAGCCTCAACCCCATCATAAATCATCGTTGTAACCGGAAGATAATTTAGAACCTCATTTAACCAAACGAATTGGCGTTTCATGGATTCTTTTTCATCTTCATCATTCATCATACCTGCGTATGCCCGATTTACTCTGAGTTGATTCCCGTCTCGTTGTGCCTTATATCCCTCAAATTGTTTTTTACGAGTCTGAGAGCCACCTTTACCATCAAATACTACAATACATCTTGTTGGTTGAACCATTCGAATTGCGTAACCTATTGACTTCAATACACCTACCACACCACCAACATGGTCTCCATCATCATTCATTGTAGGAATGGATGTCCAGCATCTGATAAATGTATTTAGCCCATCGATAATTAGAACACGAGAATTTTTGTGTTTATCGATATTTTGGGTTCGTTCTGTTTCAACCGAATTCAAAATGTTTTTGTAGAGTTCCTTCATTATTTATTTGGAAAAATATTTATCAAGTGCTTTTAATCTATCATCTGCATCTACTAACATTTTCAATGCATCTTCTGCATTAGTATAAAAGTCAGTTGTTGAATGGTCACCAATACCTACACCAGTGTTTCCCAATAAATCAAGAGTCAAAAGTGCCTTGGCCCTATCGGCCTCAGCAGATGTTTTTAACATCGTAATTAAGTTCTTATTCATTATTTCAATTTTTAAATTAATCATCCATTCCTTCACCGCCCATGGTAATTTCCATATTGTCAATATCTAATGTATCTGATTTGTATTGTAAAATTGTTTCTTCACAAATCTTTTTATATATTTGTTCCTTCAAATCAAGTCTTTCTTCCATCAACTGGATAAAATCTTTTGATTGAAATTTTACTTCTTCACCAGTTTCAGTATCTACATAGGTATACCATGCACCTGCCTGTTTAACTACCTTATTCTCCTTCATTACACCTAACCACGAGCCGTAGTTATCGATTCCCCTATCAAAATAAATTTCGAAATCAGTTGAACGAAGTGGTGGGCCCATACGATTCTTCACTACTTGAGCTCGAACCTTCATCCCCACAATTTTATCTTGTCCACCAACCTTCATTTTAATTTGACCAGTTCCTTTCAATCTCAATCTAACCGAAGCATGGAATGCTAGTGCCTTACCACCACTTGTAGTCCAAGGGTCACCAAACGGCATTGCGTTCATTTTCTGTCTTAATTGATTTGTGTAAACCAAAAGAATTTTCTGTCTACCAATCATATTGGTAATCTTTCTCATCGCCTTTGAAATGATAATAGCCTTATCGGTAGCATAACCATCTTTACCATAATCCGATGCAAGTTCTGCCTTTGATGAAGCAGCAGCAACAGAGTCAGTTACAATAGTTACTAATCTATCTTTGGAAGTTTCCCTAACCTTTTCAATAATGGTTTCGGTAAAATCAAAGATTTGTTCTACTGAATCTGCTGATACATAGAGTAATTTAGAAATATCCACACCGATTGCTTCTAAAAATTCTCTACTTACTGCAGTTTCTGTATCGATTAGTACCGCTACACCTCCCAACTTTTGAGTTTCGGCTAGGAGGTGTGCGGATAATAGTGATTTACCTGATTGTTCTAATCCAGTAATTTCTACAATTCTACCAACTGGCAATCCACCATAAGGGCGGTTAGAAATTGCAACATCCAACATTGCACATCCAGTAGATACCCAACCATCAACATTAGTAGGGGCTTCATCTTCATCCAAGAAGAATGCTACCTTCTGGTCTTTGGAATGTTTATTTAGTTCACCCGCTAGGATATCTGCTAAATCCAATTCTTGTTTTTTTGCCATAAATAAGTTTTAATTACGAGTTAAAAAGGTCATCAAATGCAGCCTCTACATCGGATGTTGATTTGGAAACTTTTGGTGTTTCTACCACTCCACCCATATCATGTGATACTGATTTGTTAGTAGAAAGTGTTTCTTGTGCTACTGATTTTCCAGTTGTACTTTCTGCTGCCTTTGTTGGGTCTAACCAACTTTCCAATACATTCTTCAATTCATCGTAAGAAAGTTCTTGGTACAATTCAGTAATTGCAGTTTGTTCATCAAGGAATGATTTTGCCTTGTCTGCATTTTCTGAAATTAGTGATTGGTTAGGTTTAACTCTAAGAGTTGTTGTTGGATACGATGTTCCTGCGTCTTCTGCAGCTACATATTCTACGGTCAAATCTCTACCAGCAGTTGGGTCAGTAATATCACCATAATCAGGGTCTGCAATGTATCCAAGAATTTCTTGATATACGGTTTTACCAAAGCCCCAAAAACGAACTCCTTCACCTTCTTCACCACGAACAATAATAGGTACGAAAGTTCTCAACTTTGGCTCCATAGCCTTGGCTGCTTTCCAATCTTCCTTATCACCCATTCTTTTTAGTTTTTCTGCAAACTCAACAATTGGGTCAGGTCTGCCGAAAGACATTGGTGAAAGATAAGTTTTGTTATTAATATTGTAGTGAAAATAAAGTTCGATAAATGGATTGTCTTTGTTGAATTTGTAAGGAACAATACGAACTTGATGTTTACCGGGTGTGGGTTTCCACAATGCATCGGTTTTCTTTTGTGTGTTTTGCAGTTTATTCAGTCTGCCTCTGATTGCATTAATGTCTAGTGCCATCTTCTTTAAGTTTTTAGTGTTAATTAATTAATTTGTTTTATGGTTTTATTTACGAGTCTTTCCTACTCGCGGTGTGTACATATAAATATACGATTTACCGATTTTCGTATAAGTTTTTTCGAATTACAAAGATACGAAAAATAGTTGGTATTACCTACTATTTCGCCCATTTTTTATTACTCACGATTTGGGCGATAATTCCATAGACTGATAAATCCATATAGGTATCATTAATACTCTCACCCACTTTATCGGGTTGGCCTAGTACTACTAATTGTTTTAATCTATTGATTTTATCAGACATCCTAAACCATAACCCAGTTAGGGAAAGTTTAACATCATCATCGGTTTCTAGTGAAGTTCCTACCGAAATATTACTCGGTCCATAGTTTAATTGTTTTTTACAAAATAACTCATATTGAGTAAACATGATTGCCTTAAACTCATCAGTCATTTCTGGATACATTTCTTCAACTTGTTTTACTACCTCTGGTTCATCGTATTGTACTACTCTGATTTCATCTTCTTTTGGTAGAATATTTAGTTGAATATTCTTTTTTGCTTCTTGTTTTATAACCTTTCTTTCCATAATTTATTTTTCTAATACCCATTTTAAGGTATCAATTTTAGTTTGTATTCTTAATATATTAATATCGTGTAAGATGTCTTGTTTCATTTCTTTTGATAATTCAACTTCTAAACAAGAAATCTCTACTAAAATATCTGTTTCGGTTTTCATATCAAAATTTTTGGATTACCAACATTGCATCACTTACATCTTCGGGTCTTAAATAACCAACTACATCACCATTTGCAATAGGATTATCATAGTGAATTTCACCATCTTTTAATACTGCCAATTCATACAATCCCTTATCACCACCATATGAATGAGGAGTTCGGATTACACTAACACCATACCCATTATCAAAATGTTCTCTGGTCATCCATCCTATACCAGCAGTATGGGGTTCAAAAACTAAATCTTCAAATGCTTTCATTACCAAGAGGAGTGATAGTAAAATTCACCAGGATAAAACGCCCTGCCATTTTTATCAATAACTTGTTCGGATAAAACACCTTCAAGTATTTCAATTGTGTGGTCTATATTGTGAAAATAGTATTCGTCAATAGATACATCACCGAAAAAAGGGCCACTTTGTGGTGGTAGGAGTTCTTCTGCCTTTTCTGGATTACCTTTCACTTCTTTGCAATCATTTAGTAGGTTCATCAACTCATCAATTTCAACCATGTATGTACCACAATTATCATTACCATCTTGAACATTATCTACGAACCATTTATGGATTGCGTTTGACTTTCTCCAATATCCAACTTGTTCTTCAACATAACTCACTCGGTTAGGTTGAATGTGGTCTACTGATTTCCCACCTTGAGTAACCACTACATTATATGTTTCTTCGGGAGATTGATGATCCCATTGTTGAACATATGTCTTTTTTGATAAATACATATCTAATCCCATAACTTTTTTTATTTTTTAGGTTGTACAATTACTTCCAAATTATTATCACTAAACCGAAGTCCTACAACTTCGCCACCGTGGTCAGCATTCTCTACTGATTCTAAAAACTTTTTCAAATCTACCGCTCTAATAAAAAATCCACCTTTGGCTTCACCATCGGTAAAATCTTCTTTCCAAAATACTTTTTCATCAAACATAACTTTTATCTTTTAAGGTTTTACAAATATACGAAATTATTTCCACTTATCCAAATCCATTATTAGTGGGAGGCGAATTGGGAGTTTGCTTTATACCAAGCTGCCTTTTGTGACCATCCTTTGGAGTGATTACTATAATATGGGGTGATTCGTTGGGTTACCGTCATTTGGGAGGTCTGTCCGATTGAGTCCCAATCCGATTCCCATTTATTTTGGGAGAGTACCACTCCATCTTTCATTTTTACAAAAGTATCATCTACTTTTTCAATATCTTTTGGAGATACTTTACGAAAAATATTTTTACGATTCGGTTTATCTATTTCAATGAATAGAACACTACGAGAATTTGCCTTACAAACTTTAAGTTCCATAGAGGCAGTTTTACCATTTACCGAAACAACAACACTAACAAATTTTCCTACTAAATCTTGGATTTCCATATCGTTTAAGTTTTAAGTATTGGTTGATAACCTCATCAACCTTCAACATAAATGTACGAAAAAATATTGGAAAAAACAAGTACTTTTGAAATTATTTTTGAGAAAATTCAATTACCTCATAAACACGCGTACTGATTTTCTTTACACCCTCGGTATTAGTGACAATAATACAATTCTTAAACATATCCCAATCAATAGTAAAGTTTTTATCTAACTTACCACCATTCAGTTCCTTTACCAATTCATTCAATGAATTTATAGTGTAAAGGGTATTTGATTGTTTTTTTCTATGTACCAAAATCGTATCACGAAGCGGGTATGTAGGTTTATAGTTAGTATCGATATTATATGTAATGAATAGTTCCTCCAAATTTGATTTGTTTTGAAGAACATAAATGTAATTATATACTAAATAATAAGTTTCTCTAATTTTTTGTAAACAGCCTTGTAATTCATCCTTCGATGTAAAAGTACATAAAAGTTGCGTTTGCATGTAATCTCTCCTTAATTATATTTAATATAAATATAATTTTTTATTTGGAAAGAGTTATTACACTTATCTTATTCTATACCTAATAATTTTTTCAAATCTTTTAGTTTTTTTGTAGTAGTACCGTATGATTCAAGTAATTTTATTCTTTGTCTTATATCTTCTAATTCTTCATCACTTAATTCACTTGGGTCTGGATTTTTTGAGTCTTCAAACAAACTTAAAATATCATCAGATTCTCCGTTGATAACCGTTTCTTTATCTTTATTTGACCAGGAAGAAATATTAGTATTACCATTTTTAAGTGCAAGAGAACCAAATGTGGCTTGAGCAATTTCTAATGCAGGTGATTCACCGATACCACGAG